TTATTCAGTTTTCACAGAGCACCCAAGCCCCCGGAGCTTCGCGGAAACCTCGTCCGCCTTGCTCTGCTCGACGGTTATCTCGGCGGTGATCCTAACCTGCTTCTCCGGCGCGGCCAGAGAACGGAACCAGTCCATGTTCTTCCCGAACCTGGCGAGCCAGTGCTCCGGGTCGCCGTGGTTGGAAGCGTAACCACGAGCGCAAGCCTCCTTGTGGCTGATGATGTTTCCCGGCTTTATGGTCGGGTAGTTCTTCATGAGCCGCTGGCAGAGGTCGGCCGCAAGCCCGAAGGCCTCCTCGAAGTAGGCGCGGTCGTTCAGCGCGTCCTCGCAGATTTCTATCTGGATATATGCCGGAGCGTAGTTGTAGCTTCCTTTGGAGCCATTTCCGCAGCCCCAGCAGCAGACGTTCCAGGGGAGCAGCTTAGCCGCTTTCACTTCGCCGTTCTTGTCCTTGCCTATGACCGCGTGCGGACACACATCGGAACCCGCACGGTCGAAGTAGTTCCTGTAGGGATTCTCCCCGCAGATCTCCGGCGCGTTGACGTAGCGCTTAAGGTTCGGATTGTTCGCCCCGGTGCTGTGGATTATGATTCCTGCCGGGCTGCCTGTCGGCATGGGGCGGGCGGCTTTGAACGCTCCGTTATTGCGGGCGTATGCTTCAAATGTTATCGCCATCGTCGCTGTCCTCCTTATCCGTATCCGCCTTCTTCTCAATATCTCCCCTGATACGCTTCGCAAGCTTCATCAGGAACGGCGGGAGCTTCACGCCTATATCTATCATATTCTCCAGGACGGATATCACCTCGTTGCACATGAGCCACGCGCAAACGACGATTGCGCACACGAACGACACCTCAAGCTGAATCCCGATGTTGTTCGCGGCGTATGTAACGAGCCAGTCCATCACGCCGCCGACCACCACGAGCAGCCACATGCAGACCTTCTTCACGATCCCCCGGAACGACTTGTAGCTGCTTATCTTCTCGCTGCGGTACTTTGCCGCCGCAAGCCCGGTTCCGTAGTCTATAAGCTGGAGCAGCACCAGCAGCAGGAACGGCACGGCTACCACACCGAGCCACGCGAACAGCGCCGAAAGCAGCGCTGTGAATCCGATTTTTTCAAGTTTGTCCATTTATTCCTCCATTTCCGCCAGCTCCGCACGGAGCTGGGCTGCTTCTTCCTCAAGCGCCTTGAGCCTGCTCTTATCCTCGTCAGTGCCGACGCCTGCGACTATTGCCGCAAGCGGGCGTATACGCTCCCGATCAATCTCCGCGAATCTGCGGGATATTTCTGCGGCTCTGAGCCTGTGTTCCCGGGCGGCGCGCTGCTCGTCTGTTTCGCGCGGCTCGATATCATCATAATTCTGCGACATATGCGTATCCTCCTTCTACTGCCTTGATGTCTGTTATCTTCCGCATGCTCGGGCGCAGGTCGAACGGGTCAATGTCGTTCGTTGTCCGTACCTGATAGTAGCGCTGGCACTTCGCAAGCTCCGCGGCGTAGTCGGGCGGAACAAACGGGGTCGCAAGCGACCCGCCCTCCAGCTTCACCCATGCGAGCTTCAGGGAGTTCCCGGCTTCGGTGCCCTTGTTGAATCCGATGGAGACTGCGGAGATGTACTCGCCCTCGGGAAGGTCGACCGATACCTTGTTCACTCCCTCGCGGAGCACCGAAGTATAGTAGCTGTCCACGTAATCCCCCGAAGCGTTCACGGTGCGGATTCTCGCCGACCATACCCCGGATACCTCCAGAACGTTCAGCGAGAGCGTGTACTTTCCGGGAGCAAGCGGGAATTCGATATTCTGCCAGAATGCGTGGGTGTTTGACGTCAGCGCCGCTGTAGCAGTCAGGCGGATTCCATCGGATTCCGGAGCAGCTTTGCACTTATCGGTGGAGATGTACCATCTGTCCACGGTGTAGCCGGTGGAGTACTCGCTCAGCCCGCGCTGATTTACCCGGAAGTCCGGATTGTCAAGATCGTTCTTGTCGCTCAGCGTATTCCAGTATGCCTTCTCGTCAGCGGTAACGTGGATATCCGCGTTCCCCGCGTGCGCTTCTATGGCGGCTCTTGCTACATCGTCAGCACCCGAGCCGCCCTGTGCTGACGTCTTAAAAGGGCATGCGGTGTAGTCTGAACCTACAAGCTGCACCGAGCCGGTGCCCATAAGGTACACCGTGCCGTTCGCGCCGTAAACGCCAACGGACTGCCCCGCCGGAATGCTGACTACTCCGTCAGCGCCTGCGGTCACGCCCGGTGCTGTGGACGCGTACACCGTTGCAGTGCCGTCGTTTCTGAGCCAGGCGTTTGCGCCGCCGCTGTAATTCGCCCTGATTTCCGCGCCCGTGAGCGCGATAGTCTTTGATGTCATAATTTATCCCTCCAAAAGTACCTTTTTGCCGTTAAAATACAGGCTGCCACCCGCTGTATACAGCCTATTTCCAGCGGAATATATTTCGAAATCAACATTATCCATAAAGATTCCCATATTACTGTTTGGCAGCTCTAATCTAATTTGCTCGCCCGAATCAGATACAATTCGTATTCCATTATTTTTGTTAAGCACAATGCATCTTTCTTTGCCGTAAGAATACTGTTGTGTTATACTGTACCCGTCTTCGTTTGCGTGAATATAAAATCCCGGCGGTGCTTTCATTTCGAAGTAGTTCCAGCTAGGGCTTGCTTCAATGTTCAGTGATTTTACACCATTTTCCGTTGTGGTTATGCCACCGTACTCATTGGTTATGGCGGCAGTATTTGTCCCAGAAGTCTGCAGCTTTTCGGCTGTGCCAGAAGAAGCCGCTTCCATCGCGTCCATGCGCTTTTCCAGCTGGGATTTGGGCTGCGTACGCTGCCTTGATTCTGTAGAAGTCTCCGCAGAGTAGGCCGCTGCCACGGATTCCTCCACCGCTGACAGGGACGAGGGCATGCTGCATTTTATTGTGTGCTGCCCCCGGTACCTCCAGATCTGAGAGGTGATCATGCCCGTTGCGTATCCCCGGTCGGTATCAATAGCGCCGCCCCGCAGCCGGACATAATCCCCGATCTCAAGAGCAGGGTCGCCGGTGAAGCTCGAATCAAAAACGCGGTTCAGGCATTTGTACATCTGCAAAAGTTCGTTGTTGAGCACCGCCGCGACAACGTTGTCGGAAAGCTCCGCAAGCAGCGGATTTTCGTTCAGTTCCATGACCGCGAGCTTCTCGCTGCCGCCCGCTGATATCTCACTTGTGGAGTACACCGCAGCGCCGTTTCGCCTGGTGAACAGCTTCGCAATGCAGGTCGTATCGTCCGAGAAATCCGTATTGAAGCGGATATTCCCGGCTATTTCACGCACCGGGACTATTACTCCGCCGTCGTTCCTCTCACATGTGAGCGGCACGAATTCCAGCTCGTTGCTGCGGCTGATTCTCGCAAACGAAGCGGTCATCATGCCTACATACATCAGCAGGTCGCGTTCTGTCTGGATACGCGCCGTGTTTATCTTCGCGGTCTGCGCCGCGTTCGGCAGCGCTTCAAACGCCGTCTGTGTCATTCCAAAGCTTAACCCGGCAGCAGTACACGCGCCGCACACAAGCTCATACAGCGTGCCGGAGCGCTCGGTCGCCTCCACATCGAACAGTGCCATTCCATCGAACGCGGAAAGCGTTACCGTGTCGTTCCGGCGCTTTATCGACGAGCCGTCCACATAGAACCGTCCGAGCGGCACCGTCTCGGACTTCGCAGCCTGCATATCGCTGTCGTGGTACAGAATGAACGCGAGCCGTATCGCCGCGCCGTCAAGGTCGCTGGTTTTCCCCGCGAAGCCTTTAAGGGAGCAGGAAAGCTCCCCGGAGTACACCCCGCCGGGGCGGAAGTCCCCGCGGCCGTTCATTTTCTGCGTTATAGAAAGGGAACCGGCGGCAATATTGTCGTCGGTCAGGTGAATTATAGTGCCGTCCCGGAGCCTTGCCGCGCCGCTTATCCCGGTGTACCGGACCGGCGCTTTTATAAGCTCCCTATAGGTATCTGAAACATTGTACATATCAATACTCCGTGAATGACGTGGTGAAGCTCCACCAGCTCTTTTCCGGGTCGGAAGCCTCCCAGCGGAGCACCTCCGGTTCTCGGCTCGGGTCGGCGTAGCACTCCATCGTGCTGAACTGAACGTCGGCGGGCTGGTTGATGTCGAAGAACCTGACCTGTATCTTCGGGGGCTTGATAGCCTCGCGAATCTTCCGCAGGTCAGGGGTCTGCACTATCCAGGTGAACGACATCTTCCGGACGTCCGACCTGATTATGTCACGGGTCGCATACATTGATTCCGACCGCCCGGAATTTTTGCTGTCGTAGTCCTTATAGAGCGGCTTGAAGCTGCTTGGCGTGGGCATTTCTACGCCGTCTATCTTTATGATCGAGGCGGTTTTTTCGGACATTGTTCCTCCTTTCCGGATCAAACGGATCATATTGCAGTTTATCCCAAACGTCAATAGCCGTTTGAACGGGTCTGCTCATTGTTCTGATACTGCGTTGTGTTTTCCGCTATAATTTGCCCGTCCAGGTCAATATAGTTGTGGAACTCTATTATCTGCGGTGCCGCCGAACTGTCGGGGAGCTGAACAGGACCCGTCATTGCTCCTCCGCTGTATACTGCGCCCGGAATGCTGCTCTGCTGTGCGGAATAATCAGCGTAATCGTAGCCGCGCACCTGCCCTGTTTCCTCAAGGGACTGCTGCAAGCCGTAAGCGTAGGCGATACTCAGCATATCACCGTATCCGTTATCGTCGAAGAACTTCTGCTTTGCGCTGTCGGTAAGGTAATCATTTTTGACGGAGTTCAACGCGTCTGCCGCATTCATTCCCCGCTTCAAGCGTTCCAGGAGCGCGGAGTTCATGTCGTCGTACAGCGTTTCAAGCTCGCCGGACATCTGGTCTATCTTCATTACGTCGGCAAGGTCGTCAATAGTGATCTGACCCGTGATGTATTTAAAGAAAAAATCACCCGTGCTTGTTGCTCCGACAGACATCAGCTTATCCTGAAAGCTGTACAGAGCGCTCCCCAGGCTCATGAATATTCCGTCCCAGACCTTGAAAGCCGCCTGCTGTATAGGCGAAGCAAAAGACTCTACCGAGTTCTGGATACCGGTCAGGAAATCCTCCACATCACGAAGCGCCTGCTTGTGCTCTTCCGTGTTCTGGTCTGTTCCGAACGCCTGATAGAGCGTACTGCCGATATCGTTCCAGAACCTGGTCCAGTCCTCGCCCCAGAGCTTTTTGATGCTTTCGTTCCACGCAAGGAGACTGTCATACTGTTCCTGCCCGGAGCCGAACACAGCCGACCACATCGTACTGAACCCCGTCCCGATATCCCCGAAGGTAGTCGAGAACGTATCCGCCAGCCCGTCCAGGCTGAAATTATTCAGCTCGTCCATGCTGTTGTTTACGCCTGCGAGATCGTCGGTCAGCCCCGCGATGGAATCCTGCGCGGATTCTGCGCCGTCAACTATCGCGCTGAAATCCACGCCGCCGGTGCTGCTGCCGGAATCGAATATGTTCAGCGTATCGATGTCCGCGAGCTTTTTCTTGGCGGTATCCGCGCTCTTGCCCAGACCCTCCATGCTGTCGGACAGGCTGTCCGTGCTTTCGGCTGCCTTGTCGGCTCCGGCGGCGGTATCCTCCATCGCAGCGCCTTCGGATTCGTTCATCTCCCGGGCGGTCGCTCCGACCGAAGCCACGATAGACAACAGTCCCGCCAAAATAACGAGCCACCCCGCCGCAGCCTTCATTATATTCGCGCGCTTTGCTTCCTTCGGAATGAGGATATTGAGCAGGCTGTTCCATTTCTCATTTGCGGCAGTCCACAGAGCATGCGCCTTAGTCGCCGCCGGGATCGCTACAGCGGCGCCCACAGCTATCCCGAGCATTGTTTTCGCGCTCGGTGACATGCCGAGCAGGTACTGACCCGCGCTGTTCAGCCCCTCGCCGAGCGATACGACGAGCGGCGTTATCAGCTCCAGACCGTCCCGCGCCATCGTCAGAAGCGAAGTCGCGGTCGGCAGGAGCTGCGTTCCGAGGTCGGCGGTAAGGTTCTCAAGCTGCGCCTTTGCGGTCGTCAGCGAGCCGGAGAACGTGTCGTTTTCCCGGGCGTAGTTCCCGGCGGCGTACTCCGTCTTGTCAAGGAACATCTGCATTGCCGCGCTGACCTTCTGCTGGGTCGTTTCGAGCTTGCCGAGCCCCTTTTCCTGCGCATACGCCTGGAGGGTCGTGTCGTTCATGGCAACGCCGAGATTGTCCATCATCGTGAAATTGCCCTTTGCCGCGCCGGTGACGGCTTCCATAGCGTCCTTGACGTCAACGCCCATGATGGAAGCCACATCGGAAGCCCTCTGCATGACCTGCTGCGACATCGCCGAAGCGTACCCGGTATCGAAGCCGGAGCCTTTCAGCAGAGCGCCCATCTTGTTTGCCTTCGCAAGGTAGTCAGATTCCGACAGCCCCATGTCCTTGTACGCGGTTGCAGCGGCTTTCCTCATGGATTCCGCATGCTCCGAGAACACGACCTCCACGCCGCCGAGCTGCTGCTCAAGCTCGCCGCCGGACATTATGCTGTCGCCGATTATCTTTCCGATACCGAGCGCCGCAAGCTTGTGCCCGAGATTCGTGAAGAAATTCCCGATATCATCGGTGGAACGTCTGGACTGCTCCTCCAGGTCGTCCAGCCTTCCTATTACATCGCCGATGGCTTCGTTGAACTTCCGGTCGTTCGCGGAAATGACTATGTTCAGCTCCTCAACGGTCATGGCTTTCCTCCTCCCTGTAATGCTGATTGTGGACGGCCGCTATCCTCGCCATCGCCGCCTGCGAGCGCTTCCATGCCGGAGTATCGTCCTGCATGAGCGCCCCGAAATGCCGCTCCGGGGTCTGCGGGAAGCTCCTCGGAGCATTCGCAGCAAGCCCGGTCAGGTACGCCGTATGCCAGGCGAACACCGCGCGGCTCCGGGCTTCATCAGTGCGGCGCTTCACGGCGGAGCTGTTCAGGTCGCAGAGCTCCGCCGGGGTGAGGTCGTAGAACTGCTCCGTATATGCGCCGCAGTCTACCGCCGTTTTTCTTAGCTGGGCTATCAGTTCCCCCGCGCTGCACGGTCGAGGAGCTGCCCCTGGATTTTTTTTGCGGCTTCTACGGCTGACTTCGCGATGAATCCGCCGTTCTTCAGCGCGGTCATGACGACCTCGGACGCGTCCTCTATGGTGCCGCCGTTGTCGACGAACTCGTCGTACGCGTCGCACGCCTCGCTATGCGAGATATCTGCGCCGCATGCGATGAACCGTGTCAGCACTCCGACCCTCTGGCAGCGGGAAAGTCCCAGCAGCAGGTCGCAGTCAAGCTCGGATTCGAGCTTCTCAGCCCGGCGCGCAGTGAAGCGCAGCTCAAGGCTCTTTTCATCAGATATTTTCAGATATGCTCCCGTCATGTGTTGCCTCCGTTCCACTCAAGCTTGCTTTCAAGCGTAACGCTGAGAGTGTACTTCATAGCCTCGCCGACATTGCCGCCGTTAATGTAAACGGTGGGCTTGCCCTCCCATGCGTAGGAAGTGTTGTCGGGATAGTTGAGCTTCCACTTTATCTTCTCTCCAGCTTCCTCAAGCTCCTTGAGCTTCGCGAAGTTCTTCTTTATCACCGTTCCGGCGTCAGGGTCTTTCTCCTTGTTGTAGAAAAACCCGAACTTCATATCGCTGACGTCGGGAATGCCTCCGATATAGCGCTCGTTAGCGTCGCGCATGTTCGTCACCTTGACCTTGGGCGGGTCGGCGCCCATATCGGGGTAGCTCTCCAGACCGTACAGCTCAAGCCATGTTGCGCCGTCGTCGGAAGAAAAATCAAGGTGCGTGTCCTTTGTTAAAAGCTCCATTATTTACCTCCTGTAAACTAGTCCTGTGTGTTCGTCTATCGCCGCGCTGAACGTCAGCGTACGGCGGTGCAGTCCGTCCTCCCGGATATCCGCGCCGGAGTTCCGGACGAATCCCCGGGATATCAGCCGCGCGGAGATTTTCAGCGCCGTTTCAGTGCAGCGCTGCAATTTCGTGTCGTATACATCCACCTGGAACGACACCGCCGCAAGCCGTTCCTCTCCGGAAATTATCGTGCCGGAACCCATGTCCAGCGGCGTGAGTATCGCCAGCGGGAACTCCGGAACTATCTCCGGGTATTGCGGCTCCAGCCGGACGATATCTTCCACCAGCGGCGGAATAATGATGTTGATATCAAGCATTGCCTATAGCCTTTCTCAGTTCCTCCGCGACGATGGCGTATATCTTCTTTTCCTCGTTCTTCCCGACCGCCGCCCGGAGGAACGACTGCGCCCTGTGCCCGTGCGAGGTGTGCCAGTTGCCCTGTTCGTCCTGCCAGCGCCAGAGCAGCTTTGCGGTGTGCGGCACTCCCGGGTCGCCCTGCGTGCCGGTGCCGTACTCCACGAATATCGCGTACTCCTTGTTGGTGCCGACCGTGACTACGCCCGGCGCGATCCGCTGTACCCGGATACTGTTCCGGAGTTCTCCGGTGTCCACCGTGCAGAGCAGGACGGCGTTTCCGCGTATCTTCTCGCCGCCCCTGAGCAGGGCGCGGTCGAGGACCTTCCCGCTGTCCGCGCGGACGGACTGCATTTTCTTGATAAGCTCCTGTATCGTCATACCAGCTCGCACACCGCCTTCCTGACGTTGCCGTAGGTAGTCACACCTCTGACCTCGTAAGTGCCGCCGGGGAGCTTCACACGGTCGCGCTCGCGGATATCCGCGCCGGTATCGCAGAAAAGCTCCACCGAGCGGCTGAACTTCACGCCGTACTGTTCGGCGGTGGCGTTATCGGAGAGCGGCTGTACCTCTGCGCGGATAGTTCCGGCAGGCTCCCAGCGCGTTTCGGTGCCGATGTAGGCGCTTTTCACGGCCGCAGGACGGGTCAGCGGGAGCGTTTTAAGTCTGTTCTGAATCAGCCGTATAAAGCACACCTGCCTTTCTGGGATAGTTTTTCAGCCGCGCAAGAAGCTCCGGCGGAAGTCCGTCGAAGCTCTGGGAAATTCCGCCCTCGCTGCGGGAGGATTCGCCCTCAGCACCGCGCTTGTTGTACGCTATCACTGCAAGCTGAACCTGCACGGATATCAGCCGCGCCGGTACCTCCTCCCGCCCGATATAGTCGCGGACGGAATCCTCCGCGTCCGACAGCAGGGCGGTTATTAACCCGTCCTGCGAATCGTCCGTTATCCCGGCGAGGAGCTTGAAGCGCTCAAGCGGGGTCATGCGCCGACCGCCGCGTCGAATACGGCGGAAGCCGCTACGACCTTATCGTCCACAACGGAAACTACAGCGACCTTGTTTCCGGCAGTCGCGGAGATGATGCCGTCCGCAGGGACCTCGGTGAATCCAGTCGCCGCCGCGCCGAACTTCGGGACGGTGACGGAGCTGTCTGCCTTGTACATCAGCTTTCCGGCGGCGTTGCGCGCGATCCTGAGCCTGCCCCTGCCGGAACCGGCGGCGGTCATGGACGCTCTTATCTCGCCCATAGCGCCGAAGTGAACGCCGACGGAGCACTTCTTGTTCTCGGTGACGAACGCGTCGTAGTACACCAGACCCTCGACAAGATGACCCGCGATACCGGGAGGATTGTCGTGGATCTTGTATTCTGCGAGCTTCTCCGGGGAGCACACAGATTCGCCGTAAGCGATGATGAACGAAGCGCCGGCGGGCATTCTGCTCTTGGGAACAGCGACTATCTTCACGCCGTCGACGTCGCCGACCTGCCCGGTGATGAGCATGTTCTGCGCAAGCTCGGAAGCCTTGGTGTAGCCGTCGCACTGCTTTATCGCATTGAGGAACGCGTTGGAAACGTACGCCACTCTGCCGACCGCAGGCACCTCGTCGTCGCTGATGGCGCTGTTTATCGCGAGAAAATCACTGTATGCGGTGGAGTTGCTGGTGGTGCTGACCGCAATATGCTCAGCCTTGTTTGCGGCGGTTCTGAAGCGGTATGTATCCACCTCTGGGATAACGACCTGGTCGAGCTGTCTGCGGAGCGCCTTTGCCGCGTCGCGGATACCCGCCGGGGAATCCACCGCGTTGGTGGCGTCGATGGTGAACGTGAAGGAGCGCTTCTGCGTGAGGGTCAGCTCCTCGGTGGTGTCCTCAAGCTCCTCCGGATTGCCATAGCGGTTGGAGCCGGTCGCCTTGTAGTCGTTCATCTCAGCGGTTCCCATGCTGTAGACCTTGACGGTCTGCGCACCGGTGAATTCGTACTTCCCGCCCGCCATCGAAGTGGTGAGCGCTCCGAGCCTGAATACTTCGTCGACCTTATCTGAATACTTTGTTGCGAGATTTACTGCCATTAAAATTACCTCCTGTTAAACTCCCAGTCCGTCGAGGAATGGGTCCTTTGCGCCGGGGTCGCCCTTTTTCGGGGGAGCTCCGGCTAACTTCTTTGCTACCTCCGCGCTGACGGCGTCCGTGAAAGCCTTCGCGACTGCCGCCGCGCTTGCTTCGATACCGTCGGGGTCGGAGATGTCCACAGCCACTACCAGAGCGGCGGGGACGTTCTTCTCCGCGAGGTACTCCTTTGCAAGGGCGGTGCGCTCCCGCTTTGTCAGAGCCGCCTCGCGGTCTGCGAGAGCCTTTTCCTGCTTCTCGCGCTCATGCTTCGACTTTTCGTCTGCTGTCATAGCGGCTACGCGCTCAGCCTCCGCCTTTTCGTCCGCAGCTTTCTTCTCCCAGCGCTTCTGGCGCTCCGCGATGATCTTGTTGAGCTCTGCCTGGGTGAACGTCTTTTCAGTGGGCTTTTCCGGTTTGTTTTCCGCCTCCGGCTCGGGTGTAGATGTGGTAGGATCACCTCCGGCGGTCTGAGCGCCGCCCTGCTCCTGTGTGGTCTGGGTTGTCTGTTCGTCTGCCATAGTTACCTCCGTTTAACGTCCGTATGACTGTATTCCGCGCGGGCTTTTAGTGTCGTCAGCGTGTTTCGGACAATAAAAAAGCGCCGTGCATTGCTGCATAGCGCTTAATTATTATGTTACTGTTTTAAAACAAGCACCTGTCGATAATCTCTTTACCTCTGAGCTTATCTATCCATTCACCGGGTATACCATCCATGCCGTATGCGATTCCGGCAAGTCCTCCGGTAACAGCTCCGACAGTATCGGTATCGTCACCGAGGTTCACAGCTTTTAGTACCGCGTCCTTGTAATTATCGGTCGTTGCAAGGCTCCACAGCGCAGCTCTGAAAGTATCGACTACATATCCGCTTGACTTTATTTCAAATTCGGTGAGTTCAGCCAGTGCGGCTGTTTCCTTGCCAAGGTCAGTAAGTACGTCTTTGAACGGCATACCGTTCAGCAAAGCCCTCGCCAGTTCCACATACTTGATACAAATGCTCTTTGACAAGGTATGTGCATGAGTTATCGCAGACACTTCACCGATAAGCTCGTCCTCTGCGTTTGTGAACGCAAGCGGCAGTATTCTCATAAGCGAGCCGTTGCCGTTTGAATACTCGCTGTCTTCGCCTTTGCCGCAGCGCAGCGCCCTGGCGGTTGTATTCCCCACGTCAAATACCACGTTATCAACTGTGTATTCTGCGTTATAGAGCCACTGACGGAATCTGTTCCGGATATCGTCGCAATCGACCCTGCCAAGCACCCTTATTGAATCGCAGGTTGCGAGCGTCATGCTTGTGTCGTCAGACCATGTACCGGCAGGCTGATTATGTGAACCGTATCCGGTCATTCCGGTTACACGAAAAGAGCCGCGCTTCATAAATTCCACCGGAACACCAAGCGCGTCGCCGACAGCCAGTCCGTAGACGGCTGATTTCAGTTTGTCGTTCATGATAGCCCCTCTATTCTTTGGAGTAATTCGGGCAATTATCACCCTGCCATAACACCTCATTCGGCTTGGCGTTAGGGTACTCATATATTTCGCAATTTCCGTATGCAGACCGGTCAAAACTTTCGCCGTTAATAGTGATAGGCCGAAGCCTGAAAATGCAGTCCCTGCACTGGATATTGCCGGAAGGAACCGTGGTACTCCACGGCTCTTTTTCCCATCTAGGGTTTCTGCTTTCAGCCATTCATACCACTCCCTTTCTTACGGCTGATTAACGACCTCAATATCAAAGAAAATATTGCTCCCTTGCTTATCGACCTTCGTAACGCGGAATTCAGTTCCTCGCTGAATTATCGTTTCAAATTCACCGCTGAAACTTGTTTGTCCGCTTAGTCCGTCCCAGTTCTGGCCGTGCCCTTGTCCAAAAGCTGAAAACGGCTCTGCATAAAGCATTTTAGTGCCTTTCGGAGCATAAACATTGAAAATATACCCCGAAAAGCCTGCGCCCTTTGCGCTGCCGCATGACACAAACGCTTCGTCCTTGACTACCTTGCCGACCAGCAGGTTATTCAAGTCGCTTTGAGAAGCACCTGTCAGCACCGTTTCCGGAATTTTCAGGAACGAAGCAGCGCCGGATGAAGTCTCTATTCCACGATTGAGCCAGATATCGAAGTTATACTGAGAACGGTCAATCAGGTCAGTGAGATGCTTTATCGCACTTCCGCTGCCCTCGTTATCAAGACTGACATTTCCAACACCCTTGTAATTATACCAGTTTCCATCGTATCCGCGAAGGGGACGATTAAAGCTTCCGGAACCTGATGTATACTTCCATGCCGCCTGACGTTCGTCGGAGCTTGCTGCCTGCCACACTGTGCCACTTTTCGGACGAAGCGCAGCGTCTGCTGAAGCCTTTTCGTTGCCCTTAAACCAATACGCCGCATTCTTCCTCGATTGAGAATATGCGTCCGGTGCAAACGAAGCCGAACTGCCGCTCTTTGAAGCGAGTTTCGTGAGCTGTGACTGCGCCTGATTCTTTGTTGCCTGCAAAGCGGCATATTTCTTGCCTTGGGTCTCAAAATCATCCAGATCGTTCAGCAGCGCCTGCCATTTTGCCTTGTCGGCGGGATTTGAAGCAAGCTGCTGATTGAAATAATCCTTCTTGGCTTGAATAGCGCTCTGCTTTGTGCTGTAGTCTGCGGCTGTAACAGGATTCTTCCATATATTATTATACTGCTTTTGTGCGATTTTGTCAATATCTTGCTGGGCCCCGTTGATTATATCAAGCAGCTTCTGTTTCTTTTCAGCCTTGGTAACTGTCTTGGTTTTTGGCAGAGCTACTTCATCGCTCTCGCCGCACACCTTGCAATTCCGTACTTTCAGCCCTTCTGAAACGGAAGTAGGCTTGGTGACTATCTTGTACTTGCCGAATTTATGCCCTGTTGCGGGAATATCATCGGTGTATGTATCACCGCAGCGTGTGCAGCAGTATTCTGTAAAGCCCTTGTCAACGCAGGTCGGCTGAACTGTTTTGACTGCCTCATAATTATGACCGAGCGGCTGAGTTTCGGCGTCCTGATAACTGTCGCCGCATACGCTGCACTTGTGAAGCGTGTACCCCTTTTCGGTGCAGGTCGGCTGTACAATGGTATCGACATATCTGTGCCCGGTGGCAGGAACAGTTTCAACTTCGGTCTTGCCGCAAACAGCGCATACCTTTTCACGTTTCCCATCTTCTGTACAGGTCGGGGGCGTTTCGCTCTTATCAATGAAGTAATGCCCGTTCGCACAAGGATCTTTGCGTTTTCCGATCTCCGGAGCAGGTTCTTTCATGTTTTCAGAGGTGGATTTATTGTCCACAAACTCCCTCCGCCACTCCTCATAGGACATATCCGCAGGCACCTTAACGGTATTCCCGTCCTTATCCTTAGCCCGGCGCTCCAGACCTGCAAGCTCCTCGTCGCCGAAGTCCGCGATGGTGGTCGAGCGGCAGAACGGGTGCATGGGCGGGTAGTTCGTGCCGGGCTTTGCCTTTGCGAGGTCGAACACCTTGCCGTCCAGGGCGGCGCAGCATTCGCAGGTGCGGCTGTCGAGGGTCGCTACGAACCTGTAACGCTCTATCCCGGCTTCGCCGTACGCCTTTGCCTGCGCAGCGTTCGCGACGTACGCGCTCTCAGTCCGGACGATTCTCCGGGCGCAGAACGCGTTAACTCCAAACTGCTCCTGGAATATCCGGGCGGTCTTTTCGCCGGAACGCCCCGACAGCATACTGACGAGAAGCTCGCTTTTCAGCCGTGCCGTCATGCCGCTTACGTCCTTCCAGATACGCTGTGAGTAATTCGCGCCGCTCCAGTTGGCGCGCAGAATCCGGTCAACGTCCTGCCGGGGGAACTTCGAGAAGCTGAATCCCAGCCCCGTGCCTTTCTGAATGCTGAATATTTCGTGGTAGTAGCTGTCCTCCGCGACATTCCGCAGCGCTGACGTGATGTGCCGGTTCTCGGTCTTGTACAGCTCCCGGCACTGGCGGTTGATATCCCTGTTCAGCTCCTCTATCCGGGTTATTCGGTAACGGTACGCTCCGGCGCTGTTTATCGCGTTCAGCAGCGCTTCGCGTTTATCAGGGTCGCCGACCTGCTGCGCCGCTTTCCGGAGCCTCTGGAGCGCCGTGCCGTCACCGGCGGCGTTCAGTATCTTTTTCGCTTCCGCTTCGGAGATACCGAAAGACTGCATTCCGCGCATGACCGCCTTGACTTCCTTTTCGAGATACGCGGAGGTCTGATTTATCGCCGCGTTCATCTCGGCGGCGGTTTCCTCGGCAGTGCCCATGCGGTCGTACATGTCCTGAGCGGCGCGGCGCTCCCAGTAATCACGGCTGTTCATCTGTCATATCCGGCGGGAGGTTCGGGAAATCGTTCTGCTGCTCCCTGACCTTCTCAGCGGCTCCCTCGGGGTCGTCCACAAAGGGCAGAAGCCCGAGCAGGATCTCCCGCGGAACCATGTCACGCAGCTCGGAAACAAGCTGTGCGACCTCGGTTTCGTTGACCGGCAGCGCCCTGGTGAACTGTATCGAAATATCCCGGCTGCTGATAGCGGCTTTCCCGGTGGTGCTCAGCCAGTTGCAGAGAAGCCGCAGGCGCTCCTTCAAACCTTCCCGGAAGTAGCGCTCCTTGATTTTCGTTATCTGCTCAAACCCGAGGAGCTTATAGCGCATTGCAACGCCGGAAGCGTTCCCGCCGAAGCTCTCGTCGCTCATGCAGGGGACGTTCGCGAACTTGTGTATATCCTGCTCCAGCGACTTGCGGAGCACCTCCACGCTGTTCTCGTCGAACTGCCGCGTCAGCCATTCGGCGGAGCTGTCTGCGTCGAGCTCCAGCAGGCCGTTCTCCCGGAGCGCCTTATAGCTTTCGGATTTCTCTTCGTTATCGTCGCCGAGGACTGAACCCTTGATAAGCAGTATCGCCTCGACGAACTGCTCCTTGTCGTTCACCCGGTCGCTCTGGAGCGTGTTGTACGCGTCAATGAGCGACAGAACAGGCTCAAAGTCGCTGCCGCAGGTGGAGTTATTGTAAATCTCGATGAGCGGCACGCCGCCCATTCCGTGAGGTCTGCTCTCAGCCCCGCCCGCGACAGAAAAGCCCGTGTCGGTCGTGAAATGCATGACATTTTCAGTATCGCAGAGATACACGGAATACCCCGTATCCTGGTTCGTGACGCTGTCGTGGAGCTTGTAATAATACACCCCCGCGACTGGCTTCTGCCGCACCGTGTCGTCGTAGATAACGAACGCCTGGCGCGGGTCCGGGGAATACAGCCGGGGCTGTCCGTCCTCGTCGGTGTAGATGAACTCGTACGCCGCGCCGAATATGCTCGCCTTCTGCGCGAGGTCGATGTCCTGAGTGTCGCTGTCAGCGGCTCTCAGAAGCTTCAGGAGCGGCTCTATGCCCTCGCCGGAATACTTCACCGGATTGCCCGCAAAGTAGCCTACGCAAGTGTCTGAGATGTATTTCGCGTGATTGCAGACGAGCTTGTTGTTCGCAAGGACTGAACGCTTCTCACGGCTGCATATCGGGTGCAGTCCCTCATAGTAGCGCTCCAGCAGGTCGTATCTGGCGTGCGTGTGCAGGGTATGATCCTCGATGAACTTGCAGGCGGCCTCCGGCGTGACCGGAGTTTCCCGCGATATCGTGAAGGGCTTTATCATCAGTAAATGCCCATCTCCTTTCTGTTGAGTATTCTGGCGTGTTTCGTATCGCTTTCCAGCGCGTACCGCATGGCGTCCATAAGGTGGTTGAAATCGTCGATGGGCTTGTTTATTGTGCGTCCGAACCTATCCTTTGCCCAGGTGTAGTTATAGATCTCCACAAGGAAGTTCTTGCAGCGCGGGTGAACGATCAGCTCGTAATCCTGTATGCGGTCGATGCCGTTAAGGATAGAGTCCTTGCCTTTCTGAGCGGCGCGGACTCTCCGCAGACCCAGCGTGCGCAGGCGGTCGATGGACTTAGGCTCCGCGCTGTCGGCGGTAATGACCTCCTTTGCGTAGCCCATCTCTGTTATGCGCTCTGCAATGCGCTCGTTGCTCATTCCGCGCTCGTACATCTCGTCGAACACCCATATTTTCTTTGACTTCTCGTCAACCATACCAGCCCAGAACGCCGTCGGGTCGTTGGTGTAGCCGAAGTCCAGGCCGAAGAAGCTGCGCGCCGTGCCCGGCAGGTCGGAAAGCTCGAACTCGGCTTCCCGGAAATTCTCATACACCAGACCGTCCACCATGCCCCAGTTCCCCAGCCCTGCGACCTGGTAGCGCCGGGGATTATCGCGCTTCATGCGCTCGAAAACACGCAGGTCTGCGTCGTCCAGGAACTCGTTACAGAGGTAGTTCGTGGTCTTTGCCAGGACGTCGCTGTCGGGAGCGTCGAAGAAACGCTTCTTGAGCCAGTGGTGCTCATTCCAGGGGTTGAACGTCAGCGTTATCTGCTTGAACAGCCCGTCCGGCACCTGTCCGCGGATACTCTCGTCGAGGGTGTCAAAGCTCTCCTCGCTGTCGATCTCGTAGGCTTCCTCTATCCACAGCCAGCAGAGGACTCCGACGTCAACGGTGATGGAGGTGACTTTCAGCGGATCGTCCAGACCCCGGAAGTAAATCTTCTGCCCGGTCGGGAGGTAGGTCATTTCCAGGGGACTGAGATTTATCTGCCAGTACTGCTGGACGCCGAGCCTTGCTATCGCCCATTTCAGCTCCGTGAAGCAGGAATTACGCAGCGTGTTGTAAGTCGCGCGGACTACCAGCAGGTTCGCCGCCGGGTGCTTCATGAGATTTACGATGAACCACAGCGCGGAGGTCTTGCTCTTCTTGCTCGCACGGGAGCCTTTGCATACGCGGTACCTCCCTCGGAACCGCCAGAATTCGCCGTAGCCGCCGCCGACAAGCTCCGGGAGGTATATCTGCTTCGCGTTAGTCTGCAATTTTATCATCGCCTGCTATCACCACCGGGATATTCCCCTCGACGTTCAACTTGTCGGTGAACAGCCCGAACCGCTTACCGAGAAGCTCGGCGGCTTTCAGGCGCGAAACTGAGCCCTCGTCCTCGTTACGCATGACCTCCGTCAGGAACTCCATGACCTCGGTGGCGGTGGCTGTCCTGGCGCTGCGGAGCTCCTCCGTCCTTTGCTCGATGTATTCGTGTACCTTAACATTCCTTAACATTCTGGTTGCCGCCGCCGCTGCGGTGTCGTCCGATTTCACCTTCGGATATGCGGCTTTATACGCGCGGGTCCCGTTCAGATCTATCAGATATTCGTCGCAGAAACGTTTTTGCTTTTCGGTCATGGGGGTTCCTCCTTTCGGGTAAAATAAGAGCGCCCATTTCTGAGCGCTCTCTGATAATACCATTATAGCACATGTAAACCGAACAAAACGAACAACTTACAGCTTATCCATGAATCTGCTGTAAATCATGCGTACACCGTCCGGCGAATTGTTCCCGCCGACCTCATAGGCGACGCGCGTCCAGCCGAACAGGCTCACGCAGCGGTAGTAGACTATCTGCCGGGTCAGGCTGTCGGGAATATCGTAGATGAACGCTACTGCTTCATCGCGGCGCTGCTGAATCTCCTCGCGCTTGAGTTCTATGCGGCGCTCAAGGTCTACGCGCCTTTCGGCAAGCTCCCCGACCTTGTCGGACGTTCCGGAACTGCTCCCGGCGTTCGGCTGCGGCGAACGTACCAGCGAGCGGCAGCGGAGCCGTTCAAGCTCCTGCTCCCACATACGCAGTTCCCGGTGGAGGTAGTATATCTGCTCCAGTTCTTCACGAGTCATTGGTATCCGGCCTCCTGTTCCAGAGTTCATCAGCTTCTTTTTCGCCCCTCTCGCTGTTATATGCTCCTTGGACTTTTACGCCGCATGTATTGCACTCAACGTAAGTGCTGACGAAATTATCAACGTAATAGTCTAAATCGGTGCCCCCGCAGAACGGGCAGGGCTTTAATTCGATTTCAGACATCTGTGTCACCTCCGTTCATATCCCCGCTTTCAGGGAACTCATGCCAGGGAAGAGGGCAGTCCCTGTAAAAATGTTCTCTCGGCTCACCCTCATCAACTGCGCCAAGCCGGCATTTGTGCTTTTTCATGCTATAGTATGGGCATTCCCCGCAGCAGCCGATTTTAATTTCAATGACCCTCGCCATTAGTTCCGCCTCCGTTCAATTTAACCCGCTTTTCCCACCATGCGACTGCTTGCTCTTTTGTCGCAAATCCATGTTCTGCAAGATATTCCTCCTGCGGAGTGTTCAGGTCATGTCCGTGTATTCCGTCATTAAGGCAATATCTCGGACAGCCTATAGACCAGCCAAACCAAAAGCCGTCAACCGTGTCACCGTGAAGATACGCCTTTGCTCCACATACAGGGCAATGCGGAAGCTGCTTCACCATTTCTTCTGGTGCTTCTTCGTCCTTTCGAACGAACACTATATCTACGTTACTCATTGTTCTGACGTTCCTTGCCCATCTTAGCGCCGCAGCTGGGACAGTACGGCGAATAAAACAGGTCATCGATGGCGCTGTCGTAAGCGGGAATGTACCCACATTCCGAACATCTTGAAATGCCATCAATGGTTATCCACTCGCCATGCACCACCGGCGCGACATCGGCGGCAGGCTCATAGTCAATAACCTGGTCGATTGTCGCGGCGATAAACATCGGGCATTTTTCGTCGGAGCATACGTCCATTAACACCTTTCTTATGCTTTCGCGGTTTATGTATTCACTCATTCCTGTTTACCACCTTTCAAACCAAAATTTTACGTCCTTTCTAGGGCGTACTATCATTCCAAACCTGACTAGGTTGCGGAAAGTTGCGCTGCATTTCATCTGCGTGTCATAGGCTCGTTCAATGATTTCCCTGAACCTCTCTACCGTGTACGTGGACTTGTAGTGATTACAAGCCCGGCACGCCGGAGAGAGATTTGAGATATCGTCCTCACCGCCGAGGTGCAGTGGGACAACATGGTCTGCCTGCATGTCCTTGATAGTGATTTCGCAGCCGCAATAAGCGCAGCGACCGCCGAATTTCTCATAGATCTGCTGACGTTCAAAAGGAGTAAGAGTCCTTCTTCTCTGCTCAGCCATTGTTATCGCCGCCTTTGCGTGCCGCTCGGAACATGGGGACATAGCCGTTTGTAACTCTGTACCATGCGCAAACGTGCTTCATATCAATGCTGACGTGCTTTTTCTTGGCACGGGTGACGGTGTATAAATCCTCCGCCTGGACCTGCTCCAAACAGGAGGAGTCCATCATCGGAAGTCCAGACCATCTGCACCACGCGGCGCGATATGTTTTGTAGTAGTCGTTGTAGCTTTCCTTGGTCTTTTCGAGCCAATTTGTATCAGGCATCACAATCAATCTCCTTTATTTTTTTGCCTGGCTGTCATTGTTTAAAATCTTACTAAGCATCTCAGCCTCAGTTGGAAATGCCATAGGGTTGTCGATATCGCAACTAAGCCAGCCATCGTAGCTCTCGAAATCCTCATCATATTGCATACGGTTATACACATGAGGGCTTGGCTCGTCTGGATCAGGGAAAAGAGCGCTGTATGTAATCAAAGCAGGAACACCTTTGAATGCGTACAACCTTGGGTATTCATCGGTTTCATCATGCATGATATAATCGGCGTTCCTTTCCAGTATCGGACCTCTTGCCAGTACCTGCTCCTTGGTTATACGGCAGTTCGGATTGTCGCAGAATGGACACTTATTTGTTTTATCCATGGTACGTTCCTTCCTCTGCCTTTTCTGTTCGTTCCTCGAACTTCTCACAAGCCTTTGAACTGATACCTTTAAGCGTATCGTCGTGAATCTGACAGTACACGCTTGTACCGTATTTCTTGACGTGGGCATACTTGCAATGACCGCACTTGTTCTGGATTTCATTGTTTTTCTTCACAATTTATCACCTTTCAACGATGGATTGTTTCCGGGCAGGGAATGCTCCCCCACCCGAATTCAATCTGACATTCCCGTTATTAGGTCTGTTCTAATATCGTGCCCATGCGCTCAAGTACCTTCTTAAGCGCAGAAGTAAGCTCGGCACGCTCTTCGGTATCAGCCTCGGACACAGCCTCTGTCGCGGCGGTGAATGCTGTTTCTATCTGCTTAAAGTAGAACTTTACCTTATCACGTGCGCCGCTCGTTGGAGCAGGAGCAGGAACTTCAACCACCTGTGCATTTGATTGCAAAGCAGCGTTTTCGACTTTCAGCTTTTCAACCTCATCCTTGTACTTCTTCGTGGACTCCTTGGCACCGTCAGCAACTTTGCGCAGTTCGTCATTCAGAGTCTTGAGACTGTTGATTTCTTCAGTGAATTTCTTCGTGGTTTCGCGCGTTACGGTCTTTTTCGCAAGTTCAACGGCGTTACTCCAGTCCTCATCCTTTTTCTTGCACATTTCATCGCGACCTTGCTGAATGAGTGCGTTCCGTTCTTCCTCGGAAATTTCTGCCTTTTCAGTCGGTCGACTTTCAAGCTCCCTGATCTGTTCTGAAAGCACTTCTTTTTCCTTAAGTAGGGCGGCTTTCTGCTCCTCAAAGCGCTTTTCCGCATTAAGTGCGCCGGACTCCATGTCCTCGTTGGCCTGATGTGCCGCCTCGAGTTGCTTTCTCAGTTCTTCAACCTGCGATTCAAGTGAGGAGCTTTCGGCATTCTTGCTCTTTTCTTCCTCAAGCTGTAAGGTCAACTGCTCGAATTTGTTGCGGTATTCGTCCACCTTTGCGCTGAGTTCGCGTACTGAAAGGGCATTCACATCGTTATTCTGCATGAGGTCATCGGCGTCCTCGTCATCCAGTTTCGCAATTTCAAGCAGCTTGGTAATACCGAGCTGCTGAAGCTGTCCCAGCTTTTCCTCGCCGAATTTCTCGTAAATCTGTATAAAGTTATAGCCATGGCGCTTGCCTATGCCTATCTTCTTTTCGCAGTACTCCTCGAAATTCTCATACCCCATCTCAGTGAAGAGCCGCTCGTCACGGACTGTCTTGAGATCACGCCCCATCTCTATCATGGAGCTTGCGGCTATCTTGCCATTGGCCATGATCCGCTGCGTAAGCTGCGCCGCTCTGTCCTGACGTTCAGTTGATATTGAAGTATCCGCCTTTTCTGCAATCTCCGTCGTGAATGTCTGCTGTTCCACTGGCTGTCCCTCCTCTTCTTTAGCCTTACGGTAGTGATAGCAATTTTCCGGTGCCGAGCAACATCTTTCAAGCCATTCGCCGGCTTTGCTTTCCTCTGCGAATATCATCTTGGTGTGTTCACATTCGAATTCCATAGCGCCGAGATAGTTCACCTCGGCCTTGCCATATTCGCTGGAGTAGTAGGGGCACGTCTTACTCATCTTGCAGAATCCGTCCGCAAGCATCTGAAGCTTTTCACCTTCGTTGAATTCGATTCCGTCAGCATCTTCGTCCTCGTCATTCGGAACTGCATCCGGCTTGTCCAGAATGGTGTCCGCCGTTTCAACGTTCCAAAGCGGACACTCCTTTTCCGCTTTCTCTGCGTGCCAGCAGCACTGTATCAGAGCTGCGCTTTCCGGGTCATTGTTCTTGAAAACTTTTCCGCCGCTCGCCATGTATGAGCAGAGGATTCTTGTCGAATCAGCACCGACTTGCTCGGTGCCCTTGTAATACTGGCATGTTTTCATGTGTTACGCTCCTATTCGTATATTCTGTTTGGTTTCTTCCTTCTCGGATGCATCAATCGGTTCCTTTTCCAACCGTTTAGTTACGACCTTAAGCCACTTATCAACAAAGGCTTTGACCTCTGAAGTCGGCAAGACGTTGTGAAGACCGTGATTTTCAATGAGCCTACCGTCGCTGCTAATATTTACAGTAAAATACGGTTCATCGGGTTCATCAATCTTCCTTAGTCCGAAAATGTTTGCAGTTCCTTCAACACACCGCTTGGTATAAGTCTTTACGCAATGATCCAGCTTATTGCTTTCATTGATAAAGTCCTCCATTGACCTCAGCGGTCGAATAATAAACTTCTTGTCCTTGTATGAAAGCCGTTCAAGCAGTTTCGTTCTTCTTTGCAAATGTTCATTCTGAACCGTAGATTCCTTAATGAACACCAAGTCATTGCACCTGTCATGCTCCTTCTTTATGTCCTGCGGAAAGAATAATTCGCGATTTCCAACAAGGTCAAATCCAAGTTTCTCCGCTGCCACGACATAATCTATGAAGAAAATACCTACACCGGATTTACGCTGCATTTTTGTCCGCTGCTTTTCAAGATAGTTGCTAAGACGAACAATGGGTAACCGATATTTAAGCATAATCTTTGAAACCTCGCTTAAATGCTCAGCGCATTCGTTACAAAGCTTACAAAATGCCTTAATATCTTTTTCCGTCAGCCCAAGTTCTCTCCACACTTTTACCTGAAAAACAGAAACATCAATTTCAGCGAAAAAAGGAAGAATTGTTTTGCTCACGCCGAGGAATTTATACGGCTTGTTTGAAGAGCATACTCCAAGCCCGTCAGCAGCGCCATAACCATAAATAATTGACTCTGCAAGACTGTGTAAACCCTCTTTACCAAGGTTTTCTACAACGGGAGCCGTTTTCAAGCCATTCAGCAATTCTATGATGTGCCTGCCCCACTTTGCACAAAGAGGTGCAATGTCCATGTTCTGTATGGTTGGTATTCCAGTTGCGTGCACCAGTTCATCGAGATTTCCCGGCCAGCATGCTCCGAGCTTAACATACCGAATAGATCTCCGACTAACTTTCTCCCATTCAGCTCTCTTTTCGTAAACCGAGTCAAGCGCTGCAATTTGCTGTTCACGAACAATTTCCCAAAAATCACGGCGGTATTCGGTTAATTCATCTTTTCTGTTTATTTCGCCGGTGTCAATATCATACTCATAGCGTGTTATAGAAAAGAAGTATCGGCTAAGAAACTTGCCATCCGATAATATCTGATGATATACGGTGTCACAGCTTTTCGCCCAGTCTATCTTACTGGCGCAATATGCTGTATAACGTTTTGCGCGTATATTAATACACTGAATTTCTGCTCCGCACACAGGACATATTCTTTTTGCGTAATCCCTAACTCTGTCCAATTCCGATTCGTTCTTGCATACAGAGCACTTGCCCTTCTGGGTATGCTTGTGGGAGTAGCTGTAAAACCACGGAGCTAATTTGAGCCGCTCGGTAAATATCCATTTCTTCATATCCTCGGGGGTGTCGGAATATGGATACATAAGATCCCTAACCCTAGCATTGCGGCGCTGCGTGGCTTTCTTGATTTTATCGTTGAAGAAATCAACCTGATAATCCGCTAACCAGCTTAACATACTTTTTGGATTGAAGTCGGAATTATGTACATCATATCCTGCAAAAGCGTCAAACCGTTTCAGGAAATCTCCTATTGTCTTATCTGCATCACCATATGGAAACGCATATGCGTCTGCGAAACCGCTCCGTAAAGTCCATGAAAAACTGCAATACCAATCGTAGCCCCATCGTGTCGAAACATTTCCATTGCCTATCTTGAACTCACCACGCTTGAATGCGCCATCACCGAGGTACGCCTCGCTTGCCATTTCCCCGTTCTCGGTAAGAAAATGCCTCTCTCCCAGCGTCCATTCGTTTTCTTTTTCAGTGGGCAAATAGAGGCATACGGATAAGACGCAAGTATGCTTTTTAGTGAATACCGTTTCAGCAGTATACACACCTGTTGATTCATAGTTCCTGCTATATCTTGACTTTGATGCTTTCATTTTGAAGGTGATGTTCTCGGTGAACATTGTTCCCGACAGTTCCTTGTATGCTATCATACCAGCACCACCTTAAAGAAGGTCATCAAAGCTGATGACAGGTTTCTTTGCGCTCATCTGCACAGGGATCGGCAGCGGCTTTCCTGCTGACACACTTTCTTCTTTTATGCCGAAATATCCACGAACCCACTTCCAATGCTGCTCTTCTGATATCTTGGATATACCGTAATTCTTGACCTTGACCTCATTAGCCTTGCCTTTCTTGAAGCAAAACTCCAGACACCCCTCTAAGCTGAGTTTCTTTTCAAGGATTCGCGTATCAAGTTCTGTGTCACTGCGAGCAGTGAGATACTCAAATATCTCACGCTCCATATCGTTGCTCGGTTCTCCGAGCTGCTTAAGTGTTTCGCTGTTCATAAAATTCCTCCTATATAGCACCCCGATTGATTTCGCGCGGCTTTTTGGGCTTTGCGCCGCTCGTGTCCGGGGTAATTGACCTGTTTTGTTGCCTGAACCCGCATTACTGCTGAATTCGTTTGTATCTGGCTCTACTCGAGCCTGATCATTCTGAACCTTGCATAATCCCGACCTGTGACAGGGTTCTGACCTATCTCATAATCAATGATCTTGAACTTCGGATATACCCTGCTCATGATCGCTCTGACCTCGTCGTTTCGTGCAGCGTCTTGAATCTTCCGCATGGTCTTTCTTGATACCTTGTTATCATCGGTGGTGATTTCCGGACGTTTGAGGTTATGCGAACCATTCCAGCTGCGTTCCCATTTCTTCTTTGTATCCTTGGACTTCATCAAGTAGACTGCAAGAGAGGTAAAGGTACCATCACTGTCTACCTGCAAACGCTTGCTGTTCGTATGTTCGCCACACTTCCACAGCCGCTCAACCTCATCTCTTGTAACTTTACCGTTCCCGCTATTGATAACCAGGTGATAATGGAAGCGTGCTTCGTCGTTCACGCCTTCAATCACATATAAGTACCTTAATTCAAGACCGTTCTTAACATACAAACGCCTTAAGCACTTTATGTAATTTGTGAACTCCCTCTTACGTTCAGGAATGCTCTTTTGTATGTACTCATTGTCAAATGTCAGGGAAACGAGATAATCACCCTCGACAAAGTTGTTGAACAAGAGCCATCGGAAGTGCTTTCGGCTGTTTTTATCATTAAGACTCTTGATTTTAGGAGGAGATGCCCGAGTGCGTGTTTTCCTTCGCTGCCTTACTGCTTCCTGCTCTTCCTCCGAATACTCGAAAAGCTCCACCTCTTTGTATCGACTGTTCCGAGCGTCGAATGCCTTTTCCCGGATAAAATTCCGTCTCACTATCATTTCCCCCTGACTGTCGAGGGAGTTTTCCGCTTGAAGAATGAAATGTCCGAAAAGTTAATACTCATTACAAGGCCGTCAAAGCGGCTCTACCGCCGCTTTTTTTGAAAACTCCCTATTGACTTTTAAAGGGAAATGATGTATAATTTAAGTAGGATATTTTTAATTCATTTCCCTGTTTTGTTTCAGCCTTGAGTCTTTGCTCAAGGCTTTATTTTTTTGTGTTCGGCTCGTCCTTGCTGCCGAAGTAGCAGTGAACTACCGATGTTTCGTAACCGCTGAAGAACCTGCACTCGTTGCAATGCTCCATGCACACAGGTGCCGCAAATCGCGGACATCTTACCCATGAACCAACTTCATGGTCTTCGCCCTTCTTGCATATAGGGCATATCTGAACAGCCATTATGTACCGCTGCCTTTCTTCCAGTCGTCAGCGCCGTCCGGGTCCTTGCCCTCGGCTATGCGGCGATTGCGGATCCTGCCAACCACGAAGCTGGTGCATTCCTCAAAGTACCGCGTCCAGGCGAAAATTTCTTCGGCAGGCAAGTAACGGATATCATTTTCGCTGAAAGCGATTGCAAAACGGAAAATGGTGCCGACCTTTTTCCGCAGCATCAGCGGATAGTTGCCGCAAAGCTTGTCCAGCGCAATCCAACCACCAAGTTCGCTTTCAGGGACAGCCGACAAAGGAGTACGCGCCGGCGGCTCCTTCGGAGCAGAGGTTGAGGACTTCGGCGGTTCTTCCGGCACATCAAACTCCGCGTACTCAACGAACACCGGGGTAATGAACGGACTTTCATAGTACTTGTCCGCCATGCGCGCGCCTATTTTCGCACCTTTCTCATTCTTATATACTTTAGTAGCAGCGGAAAGCGGTTCAAACCTTGAAACCTGGTCCCCGGTGACTTCGCTTATTGCCAGTCCAGCAAAATACTTGGGTTTTCTCTCAGAGTCATCAGGATCATCGACCGGAACATTGTCCGCTGACTCATCAATTGGAACCTTGTCCTGTATGAGCCACACATTGTGCAGCGTTTTCTTCTCGCTCATCGCCATGTCCTCTCATTTCTGTTGCGCTTGGCTTTCCTGGCTTCCGCAACCGAATCCTTTATTGTTCTTTCAATGACCCACCACAGCACCGGCAGAAGAACGAACACTGCCTCGCCACCCACGCTGTTGGATATGCGTTCGGCATTTGCGGAATCGTTCGCCAGCGTGAAGAGGATCAATCCGCACATCGTGATTATTGCGTACTTAAGCACTGTTTCGGCTCTTGTACGCCTTTTATTATTCCTCATCTTGTTCACCGTCCTTATGCTGCTACGAGGCTTGTCCGACTTTTGCAATCGATTGCAAAGCCAGCAAATCACTGCAATGTGATGTGTCTGTATCCACCGGGTTAAAGTTCTCATCATAGTGGGCGGTTCCGGCAAAAGTTTGCGTAATGCTCTCGTCGTCGTAGTCGCCAATGACTTTCTTTTCGATGAGGGTAACGCGCTTGGATTCTTTCCCCCAAGCATGCATCTCAAAGCGATATTCGATGCGATCAAAGTAAATATGAGCCTTGAGCCACTCGTCGCCCCGGCGCTTCGTGTACTTGATTTCGTACTTTCTGTATTCGCCTGCTTCTTTGAGTTCGCGCTTAAGTTCTGCGAGTTTCTCCGGAGCTGTCCACTCCAGATAATTGTAAAGGATTCGAACGAGCCTTTGCTTTCCAAAATAGTTAGGCATAATTTCTCCTTTCTGATGGCTTGCCGTAATGTCAGGGCTTTGAGGCAAGCTGCTTTTCGCGGGCTTTGCGATCGCACGAATCGCCCCAGATTTTGCCGAGTTCCTTGAGGATATCATCAACCTCTTTCTGCGTCTGAACGACGAAGTTGTCTGCTATCCACCCAATCTCTTTTCCGTTCTCATCGTAGACGTGCTCGACGATATGCGGCTTGAGTTCCAGTATTTCTTTCGGGGTCGGTCGTGCCATGATAATCACCTCCGTTCATTGTATGACATTGGGGCTTGTTCACTTGCTTGCCTCTTATCAGTTTGAAAGCGCCTTGCAGACGTCCATTATTGCTCCCAGGGCGCTGTCACACTCAATGCCAACTGCCTTGTTGCGCTCGCCGCTTCCCGGAGCAAAGTGTATCACCGCAGTGCGCCCGCAACCTTCCTCGGTCACCTCGATATAATCAATATCCTTGCCTGCTCTAGTGCACCGCAGAGCGTATGTCAAAGTGTAGAGCGCTTTTTCAATGTTCTCCATACATACACCTTTCTTATCTTTTCTTGGCAGCCTTTTCGGCTGCCGCAGTTTCTCTTGTAAGACGGTCTATCAGCAACGCCTTTATTGTTTTGCGGTTTAGGTCGCTTGCGCAGTTCGCGAGTGTAAAGGCCTCGCGCTCATTCTCTGTCATTCCCTTTACTGAGATTGCTTCCTCATACATCTCTCTGATGAATTCGGCTGTTGAAAGCACCCAGCGCAGGATCTCGGTCGCGTTTCCGGTATCGATTACCTTGCGGTATTCGATGGTAAGCTCATTGAGCTTGTTGTTCAGCTCTGATGTTGTCAGCACTTGTTTTACCTCCTGATAAGTTCTTCAACGGAAATATTGAGTACCTTTGCGAGGTAGATTATCTCAATGTCCGTTACAAATCTCTGCCCGGACTCGATACGCTGTACAGCGTTCTTGTCGATGTCCAGACCGTTAACGATAAGTCTGTTGGAAAGTTCGTGCTGCGAGATTCTTAATCCCTTGCGGAGTTCCTTGACCTTTATGCCGCAGATGTTGTTTCTGCCGTCGGGGGTTCTGTTTGTAAACATGTTGGTTCACCTCCTTCCTTAAATACATTACGGTTTACGAAAAAGCTGTTGTATCAAGCGCCTATCGCCGTAAGCTCCTCGACCGACACACCGCAGACCTCTGCAATCTTCTTAAGCTTGCGCGGGTGTACGTTTGCTGAATCAGTCTCATACTTGTACACCATGACCTCCGAAACACAGAGTTCCTCGGCGAGCTTAGCCCGGCTGATACCCGCCTGCATTCTCGCCAGCTTGATGTTTTCTCCTATTGTTTTGCCGCTCATTGTAATTGTCATTTTCTCACCACCTTGTCTCTTGTGCAATTTACAGCTTACATCTATTGACATAACCTATCCTATGTGTTATAATGTGGTTAAGTTTTTTAACCTTGCTTATATTATACTCGCAAGTGCGAGCATTGTCAAGTGAAATATATTCGTTTTTGCGAGATTTGGCATATTACAACAAATTATAGCAGTGGCATTTGTTGAAAAACAACAAATGCCGCCCCGAAGGGCGGCTAGGAGGAAAATTATGTGGATTTACGATAGTCCTATTGGAAAGATTGAAATCAAGTTTGATCGCAATGTGAAAAAATATGCCTTATGGCTGGGCGATGAATGTGGAGGGTTCTATCCTACTCCCGAAGCGGCAGCCGACGATGTTTATACTCAGACTAGTGGCATTGACGCTATTGATTATCTCAAAGACTCAAAATCAAATATTCTTCCACATGACTTGGGAGACTGGAACAAAATACCGGATTAACAATCAAACATAGGGATTGTATTCTCCAAAGCTGTAGAGTCTTTTCCAGGCCAGCATGGTTAAGTCCAGCAGTCTAATAAAGTTCAGCAGATCATCAACGTTCTGGTTGCTCACACAAGTTTTGAGGACTAACTCCGTTATATTACCAACTGTTCGCTTAAGCATACGCTCTGTATCTATGTCGATAATTTCACCGTACTTTCCAGTGACAAAGTCAAACCTCTGAGCTGCGCAAAGACTGTTCATAAGCGCTTTGGTGTACAATACAAGGGTTTCAGGATCACAAGAATCTTCTTTTGTCTTTTCATCAACTTTGCTTGAGAGATTTTTAATAATCTCGTTGATTGAAGACTTAACAGATTCGTCGATTTGGGCTTTAGTGTTCATAATTTACTTCTCCATTCTGCCAATTACAGCTACCAATAGTTCACGTAGGGTTCCGTGTTATTTACATTATACTCGCAAACGCGAGAGTTGTCAAGGAGGATTTACTATGTCTGAAAAAAATGTTGTAAAAGTACCAATCTTAATGAAAATTCTCGAAAAGCGAGGAATGGCTAATCAAATATCCAAAGCTACTGGAATTTCAACTGGAAACATAAGCGATTGGAAAAGTGGAAAATCCGCACCAAACCTTGAGGCAATAGCCAAAATTGCTGATTACCTAGATTGCTCAGTAGATTATCTTTTGGGGCGAACCGATAATCCCCAATCCCATATTAGGACTACAGAGGTCAATAATGAACTTCTCAGCCTAATTAATCAGCTCTCCACTGAACATCAGGAACTCGTTTTAGCTCAAATCAAAGGGATTTTAAGCATAAAGAAAAACCCGCCGCCAAAAGGCAACGGGTAAAATAATCAGTTACTTTCCAAGCAGTGACAAGATGAACTCTAAAATTGATTTTTGTTCATCTTCTGAAAGCAGTTGAAAATCAAAGAGAATGGCTTTCTCCAAATCGTTCAACCCGCTTATATCCATATAGTCCTCTTCGGATTTGTGGTCAAGCATGAGTGTCAATATGCTCCTTTCAAAAAAGTCACTACCGGTAATGCTGATATGATTATAGCACATTTTTTGTCGAATAGCATTAGTTTTGTTACAAAATATCATTTTACTTAGGAGATTTTTTATGTCACCAAATGACGTAAGTATCATCATACTATTTGCACCACTTATAATTTTGGCTATTGCGATAATGATTATCGTGTTTGTAAACAGAGGTACTACAAGCAAAAATAAAACCAATACTACACCAAACGACAAGAATATTACATTAAAAAAACAGTTTACAGTCATGGTAGGCGGTAGTGCGCGTTATATGCAACGCTGGGACGAAAACTACGATAAACAACTAGGTTATGAATGGTTCAAAATATGCACCGAATATATTAATTTTCCAGACTATAACTCTTTTTCTCAGCGCTTAGTGAACATTCGCAAAGCGCAAGGTGCAACACAATTAACCATTGCTAGGTGTCTTGGAATATCGAATAAGACGTTATCAGCTTATGAAAACGGCTATTCTTATCCGTCAGATTCCACATTACAGGCTATCTCAAAGTGCTACAAGGTTCCTATAAGATTTCTTACAAAAGGCATTGGTGACGACCTTATCGGTCATGCAAAACTATGCCGCAGATACGGAGAAGAACAATATATTGAAAGCCTTAGCATTTCAGTACGAGCTGCCTCTCGCATGTTTCGGGAACTATTAACCGTTGAAGATCTGGAGCTTTGCGTTAAGCTAGACAATGAACTGGGATTTGGAATAGGGTTTGCTGATATTCTTGAAAAAGAACGAAAGAAAAAAGAGATAACACAGCAACTTCTTAACCTACTCGCTGAGAGCGACATTAATCAAACCAAATTCTATTCTTCACTTGGTGATGACCGGCAACTGGGAATTAACATTGTTAAGGAACTAGCCAAGAACGGAACTATTATAAAGATTTCGAAAGGGAAAACATTTATCCTGCATCTAAACGATGCAGGGAATAATAGCAAGGAGGAATAAGGTATGGCAACAAATAACAATAGAACAATCACGTGGTCACAAGTTCTTAAAACACTTGGTGCAGTTGGTGTAATAATTGCTGCAATAATAACGGGTGTGGTTTCGATAATCACCACTAATATGCAAATAAATGCCAATAGCAATTCTTCGGGTCCTGACTTCTCACCTCCAGGTACATCTACATCAGAAAAATCTACAAATGATAGTCCCCCCTATACAGCGGAAACAAATGATTCCAATACAAGCGAAACATTAGATGAAAAAGAATCATCAAATAGTGGTTCTATAGATAATCCGATACATAAAAATATTACTGAAGAAGCAAATGAAGAACCCACAAACGACAGTACTCCAAACGTTGACATCGGTATACCAATCAGCGAATCCACAAGCGACACCGTTTTTACGCATGAATATGGAAAAATAGAGCTTACAGATGACCATAGTGGTATCGCTTATATTTACAAAGATTATATTGACTATTATGCTATTGGATCATCAATAGACGGATTAACTATAAGTGGTTTAGATATTGGATTAAATAGCGGCGATGAAAGTTTTCAACTTTTTGTGTACGCTAATAAATATAACGGTCATACTATAGAGTGTTCTGCGCAATATTACATAAACGGCATTTTTCAATATAACTTCTCTGAACTTCCTAGTTTTTTTATCACTAATAGTGGAGATTTGCAAATTGAGTTTAGTTGTAAAGAAATACCTTTTGATTTGCGTGACTCTTCTGAAATTACTATAGGTCATTCCATTGAAGTTTAATATGAGAGAGGAGCGATAAATATGAGCAGATATTGCATTTACCTGCGAAAATCCCGCGCCGACCTTGAAGCAGAAGCGCACGGCGAGGGCGAAACCCTTTCCCGGCACAAGACTGCCCTGCTGGAGCTCGCCCGGCGTATGGGAATCACGATAAGCGCCACATACGAAGAAATAGTATCTGGTGAAACGATAGCCGCTCGTCCTCAGATGCAGCGGCTCCTTTCGGAAGTCGGAGCTGGTGAGTGGGACGGCGTGCTCGTCATGGAAATCGAGCGTCTTGCCCGTGGTGATACCATGGATCAGGGACTTGTCGCCCAGACATTCAAGTACAGCGGCACGAAGATCATCACGCCGCTCAAGACTTTCGACCCTCAGAACGAATTCGACGAGGAATACTTCGAGTTCGGACTCTTCATGGCGCGGCGCGAATTTACCACGACCAACCGCCGGCTTGTCCGGGGCAGAGAGGCATCGGCGAAAGAGGGCAAGTATGTCGGCAGCGTTCCGCCTTACGGGTACCGCAAAGTCAAGATTCCGAATGATAAGGGCTTTACCCTGGAGATCGTAGAAGAACAAGCAAAAGTTGTCCGCATGATCTTCGAGTGGTATGCCGAGGGCGCAGAGGTCAACGATCAAAAGAAAAGGATCGGACCGTACACCATTGCAGTACGCCTAAACGAGCTGGGCATTAAATCAGCTGGCAAAAAGGATTACTGGACGATTTACGGCGTACAGAATATGCTTATCAATCCCGTGTACATCGGTAAAATACGGTGGGGATACCGCAAAGTCAAGAAAACAGTCACCCCGGAAGGCATGAAGAAGAAATCAAGGGAGTTCGCACAAGACGGTGACTACATTGTTGTCGATGGGCTCCACGAACCGATACTGTCCGAGGAGTTGTTTTACAAAGTGCAGAACCTTATAGCTGCTAACCCGCCTACACCTATAAAATATCGACATAAAAATATTAATCCATTTGCTGGCTTAATTTTCTGTGCCAAATGTGGACACTGCATGAATTATCGCAGGGGATATGGCAGACAGCCTGATTACATTGGCTGTTACACTGCAGGTTGTAAGAATAAAGCGTCTCGATTTGATCTTGTTGAACAGCGAGTATTAAGTATCCTCAATAGCTGGGTAAAGGACTACAGCGTTGATAAGGCACAAATTAAACATGAAGCCGACCTTAACGCCGAACTGTCGAACGCTATCAGTCTTGCCGAAAAGGAAATTGAAACCCTGCAAGACCAGCTCGACAAAGTGTACAGCTTTTTTGAACGTGGCACATACACCGAAAAGATATTCAAGCAGCGTTCCTCGGCCATCGAACAGCAGATCATGGAAATTGGCGAAAAAATCGACCGCTTGAAAGCCGAGCACCAGCAGGTGCTTGAACGCCAGAATGTTCAAGCAGAGTTCGTTCCATCAATAAAACACCTCCTTGAAATCTATGATACTCTTGAGCCAGTCGAAAAGAACAAGTGGCTCAAACAGATAATAGACCGTATTGTGTACGAAAAAAATGCCGATGGCAAATACCATAATGTAGATCCAGGAGACTTCACAATTGGCATATTACCGCGCTTGCCTAAGAGAGGCAGTTAA